ATATCTCACGCAAGAGCAGGCAGATGCTGTCCTAGAAGTTATCGATGCACAGATAGCTACAGACCTTAGAGCAGAGCTTTCTGAAGCTGCTAAGCGTGTTCCACCTGATCGCTGGATGAATAGACCTGGCGGTGGTATACCGTTACTTACACAGGAACAGGCAGCGGAAGAAATTTCAAGAATTGATTATAAGATGGCAACACAGACGCCAGAAGGATTATTTAGATTAAACATGCTCGCCTACCAGAATGCCCCACCATCAACTAATTGGCGAGAAAAACCAACAATCGCTATCAATCCGAATACTGGAGATATTCTGGGTTACACTATTCAAAGCGCATATACTGATGCTGAAAAGTATAGGGCAGCGTTGGATGAGCTAGAAACACGCTTTGCCGCTGGCGAAATATCTTCCGAAGGCTATAAACAAGCACTACGTGAACTTGCGGAACAATATGACACAGGAACGAAACTTGCGAAACAATTCGGTGACGCTATTCTGATAACAACCATAAGTTCTCTTACTGATGAATTCTATGAACTCGGTGAAGCGATCGCAGATGGTGCAAATGCGTGGAATTCGTTCGGCGACGCAATGAGCGATACTCTTGAAACAATTCTTGTTATGCTACCAAAACTAGCGGTACAGGCTGGATTGCAAATGCTGACCGATGTAAATCCATCCAATGATACGCTGGCACTTGCATTGATTGGTGGTGGGCTTGTCGGAAGTGTTGGAGCGGGACTATTAAAAAGCAATGCGCTTGGAGATGTTTATACTTCTCCCTCATTACACCAATACGCCAATGGAGTTTATAACAATCCGCAATTATTTACCTTCGCAAAAGGTGGTGTGTTCGCCGAAGCTGGGCCTGAAGCTATCATGCCGCTGGCACGGGATTCAACGGGCAAGTTAGGTGTGACTGCTCATGCGACTGGCAATATTGATATTCAAATCAACAATTATTCCTCAACACCTGTCGCCAGCAAGACGCAAACAATTACCGATGCTGCTGGGAATAAAAAGATTATCCTTACCTTACGGGATATAGTACGGCAAGAAATTGCCACGGCAAACGCCGGTGGCGTAAGGAAAAGCTAAATGGAATACTGGCCGACTTCTTTACCAGTGAGACCGCTTCAAGATGGTGCTAGCGTATCGTTACCTGACAATAGGCGTGTTACAAAAATGGACGCTGGCCCTGCAAAGATTCGTCTTAAAGCAACGACAGCGCCTGAACCGCATCGATACTCTTATGCAATGACGGCTGCACAGCTTGCGACGTTCAAGGCATTTTATGAGACCATATTACACTATGGAACGGACACGTTCTACTGGCCTGACTGGCGCCTATTTAACGATGATTCGGCGCCTGTTTATGTCGAGGCACGATTCTCCCCAGAAGCAAGCCCGCCTAGTTATACGCCGAACGACCATGAGTTTATTGTGAATGTTGATTTAGAGGTATGGGCATGAGCACTACATTATCGGCAAAAGTAAAAGCTGCGTTATTCGCGCGAGAAACAAACGGCGCTGCTATTGTGCTGCTTACCATTTCGCATCCTTCAATAAGTACTATATATATCACAAATAATACACTACCGCTTACTTATGAAGGGCATACCTATGCCGCCGTACCGTTTGTGCTTGATTGGCACGCAGAGACTTCAAGCGAAGTCGCTTCGGCGACTCTTACCACCTATAATTCCGACGAATTGATTGCTTCGCTGCGCTCTGTCGGAGATTTTATTACCGTCAATGTACAAGCTGTGTGGTATGACGAATCAGGAACATTGACACTGAATGGAAGCTGGGAATTGGACGGCAGTGAACGGCTTGACGGTACTGCAGGAGTCTTCGAACCAGTAAAAGGAATTTCGTATATCGTCAAAAGCATTGATTATGATGATGAGATAATTCAGGCATCGCTCGCTATTGATGATGCGCTTGAATATGAAGTATTGCCAATAGAGTTGACGGCACAGGTCGCGCCAGGACTGTTTACATAAAACAAGGATTGTTTAAATGAACTATGGCGAATATGTCGGCATACCGTTCAAGGATGCTGGAAGAACGAAAGATGGATGCGATTGCTGGGGGCTTGTGAGGCTTGTTCTACACGAAAAGTTTGGCAAGGAACTGCCAACGTTCGATGATTACGAGCGTTCATCAATGAGTGAAAGTGAACACCAGATAGCGATTGGTCGGGAAGCGTTGCCACTTGAAAAAGTGGATGAACCGCAAGAAGGAGATATTGTACTGATGCGTATTCGTGGGAAATTGTGCCATACCGCACTCTATATTGGCAATGGCGAGATATTGCATACCAACCGCGGAACAGATGCGGTGATTGAACCGCTCGATGGTATTCGACAGCTTAGGCTGAAGGTGGAGGGATATTATCGTGCCAGCTAAAGTATATTTCTTCCCACACCCATTCACAAGCGAACGACGCGAAGAAACGATAGAATCAGGAGCTTCTTTAGAATCTATTGTCAAAAACGCACGAAGCGATATCCCACATGGGTTGATGGTAAGAACCTACATCAATGGGAAACTTATCAGCAACAATGATAGAAGCAAAACGATCGTCAATGACGATGACGAAATCATTATCAGGATTGTTCCAGCGAATGGTAATACCGACAGAGAACAGGCGGCAAATACAAAAGCGATTGGTGGCGCTATTGCATCCCTAGCTTTGATTGCGGTTGGTATTGTTACAGGCGGAGTGGCATGGGTTGCTGCTGGATTTGCTATTGGTATAGCCTCTCCGTTCCTTGCAGGATTAACAGGTGCTGGCGTTATAGGTGGTCCTTATGCCGACGAGATGGGGACAATCAACCATCCATCAATTCATGGTGCAAAAAATCAATCAAACCCGAACGGTAAAGTACCGCTTGTGTTTGGCAAGCACTTGATGACGCCTGGGTATCTGTCACCACCTTATACCGAAATATCAGGTGTTGATGGCCAAGATCAATATCTACACATGGCATTTATTCTGGGCTATGCGCCACTCAAGGTGTCAAATATCCAGTTTGGCGATATGCTCATTGCAACGAACAGCGCCAATGTTACCAATGGAACAATCGTCTGCGACGGTGTCTTGCCAGGCTGTGAGGCTGAAATAAGGCAAGACAGCGTGAATGGTACAGGACTTTCGCTCTATCAGAAAGAAGTCATCGAGCAAAACCTTTCTGCTGCGCTTGCACGGTACCACGTTCTTGAGTCTAATAAAGAATTGAATGGGATAACTATAACCGTTAATGCAGCTGCAAAAACCTTCACTCGCTCATCTGGCGACTGGACAGCGACAGGAACGAAAGACACAACAAACTATGCCGACGTGCGTGTAGGCGATTACATTACCTTCTATGGATTCTCTAACGCTGGGAATAATAAGCAATTTCTTGTTACTGGAGTTTCTCCGACAACAATCTATTGCAATCAGGCAACAGGCTTGGTGAACGAAGCAAAATCTGGAATACAGGCAATCGTTGTACCATCGAATATCCAGACAACGGCAAAAAACACCACTAAAATTGCGGTAACGATAACGTTTCCAAAACTTGTCAAATACTCTAATAATGATAAGCTTAACGCAACAGTCATAGTTAAACCATATTACCGATTAAAATCTGCGCCAGGTGCAACACCGAATGCATGGACGTTGCTTGGTACGTTTGACAATGGGACAAATACGATTACACGCAATAAGGCAGAAACATTACGATTTGTCGCAACGAGTGCAACACTGACGGCTGGGCAATATGAAGTGTTCGTTGCGCGCGAAACAGAAGATGCGACTGATAGTAATATTCAGGATGCGGTGTTTTGGACAAGCCTGCAGTCTTTTACCAATTTAGACATTATGCCTGTCGATACGCGCAAGAAGGTTGCAATTCTTGGCATCAAAATAAAAAGCTCTGAAGCGGTGCAAAATTGCATCACGAAATTGAACTGCATGGTCAGTGCTGATTATTCGTATATTACATCCAAAGATGCAGGGCACGACTGGGCTTCAATCATTGCTACTAACCCTCAAAATACTGCGCTGGCGTTTATTCATGCATTGATGGGCGCTGGCAATCCACGGCCACGAACCGCCGCACAGATTGACTGGAACTCGGTGTATGCTTTTGCGCAATGGTGTAATACACTGAAAGGCTTGAGCGGTAGCCAGTATCGCATAGAGACCAACGGAATCGTTACACAAGGCGCAAAGCTATCAGAACTTATTGCGCAGATTCTTGCGCCTGCACGAGCTTCGCTCACTATGTCTGATGGAACCTATGGCGTTGTATGGGATGCTTTGCAGACAACGCCGAAACAGCATATCGGCCCGCATAATTCGTGGGGATTCAGAGGAACAAAATCTTTTGGCGAAGTCGTCCATGGATATAGGATTAAATTCATAAATTCGAATGAACAGTATGTTATCGATGAACGGATAGTGCTTGATGATGGCTATAAGTATGACACCGAACAGGATGGCGTCCTTCGTGATGCATGGGGCGTCGATAGAACGAGCGACAGCTCATATACCGAAGCGACAAAGTTTGAGTCGATTGAAGCCATGTATATGACGAATCCTGCACAAGTGTTTGGCTTTGGCAGATACTTGCTTGCGACTCGAAGGCTACGGCCAGAACTCTTCACCGTCAACATGGATGCCGAAAACCTTGCGGTAAAACGTGGTGAACTAGTCAAAGTATCGCATCCAGCGCCGCGGTGGGGCCTTGCTGATGGCAGGCTTACAAGAATAATCACTGATGAGTACGGTAACATTCTCGGTGTAGAAACCGATAATGCGGTGTTCATGGAATCAGGTAAATCATATGCTATACGTTTTAGGACTTCAAGTGGGGCTTCAATTTACTGGCCTGTTGCAACGGTTGCTGGCGACACACACACGCTTACTTTTTCAAGCGGTATGCCTGTCAACGGAGATATGCCTGCTGTTGGCGATATGTTCTTCTTCGGTATCGCTGACCTTGAGACCATTGACTGTATCGTATTTGGTATTGATTTGAACGATGATTTGTCGGCGAAATTGACATTGTTCGAAGCGGCTCCAGCCGTGCATAATGCCGACGCTGGGGAAATACCAGAATTTAATAGCAAGGTAAGTATTGGGCCGAAAGCCTCGGCGCCATCTACAGTGACGCCGGTATATCCTCCATCCAAAGACGTGATTCCCTATCCTGCAACAAAAGCACTCGCAACGCTCTCTGATACTGTTGATTTTGATGGGCAATATGGTATCTACAATGGCGTGCGCTATCGTGGCACAATGCCGAATACATGGACTGTCGATGACAAAAACGCTATTGCTGCACGTGTGTTTTATACTACTCCGACTGTTCCATATGCAAAGGGTGACTTGTGGGTAAGAGATAATACATTATTTATTTCCAGTGTCGATAAACCTACTGGAGAATTTTCAGAATTAGACTGGGAATGGTGTATTCGGTCAAATATTACCACAGTGATTGAATCGAGTAATGGAAATATCTTTAAGCCCACACAATCAATGACGACTGTATTAACTCCGCGATGTTTTAGGAATGGTGTGGAGATAACTTCTACTATTCCTGATTCTGGCTTCTGCTGGACAAGGGTTTCGTTCAATTTAACAAGATTGGCTGCCGAAATGACATTGAAGTAATACTGAGTTACGTTCAAAGCAAGATTATTGCACGATTCCTGAAGGGCATATTCGGCATTCTCAAG